AAATTCTGTAAAATTAGACCATTGTTCATCATTCATTTCATGACGTGAACGAAAATCGGTCTCCTTCGCTAGTTTTTGGTTTTCTACCTTTTGCCCTTGCAAAGCACCATTCAAACGACGTTGGACAATTCCATCAATCGTTGCTCCTAGTACTTTTGCTGAATCAGATTCAGGTTGAGAAAAAGCATCATCCGCATCGAACGTAAAGTCCTCATCGAGATTCAACTTCTCAGTCATTGTTTGTGGGGTTTGACCTCCACCCTCAAAATAATTTCTCACATGAGTAATTAAATTAGGGTCTTCTCGCATAGCGTCAAGGATTGGCATATAAGGTTCAATTTCGGAAAGTTTTCCGTTTAACCTTTTAGCTTCTCTGCTTGAATCGCCATACCTTTTTTGTAAAGTGTCCATTTCATTGGATACTTCACTCTGAACTTCTGCATTAGGGCTCGTCTGCGTATTATCGCTTATTTCCGAGGTTGGTTGCGAAGGTTCATCTATTATTGCACCATTGACTTGTCTATCTAATGTTTCAAAAAAATCATTAGAATCCATGTCCATAACTGCACCTTGTACGTTTGCACTTTCGGGGGCCTCAACGGCGTTACCTACTTGTTCTGACATACTAATCTCCTTTTTAGAGTTTTGTTAATTTAATGAACATTATAAATAACTATCAAGAGTTAATGTTACTCATTTTTAGCAACATCTTCCTTAGTTGTTTCCATGTCCATTTTCATTTGGTCTCGCATTTTCTCAAACTCAACTTTTAACATTCCTCTTAGAAGTTTTTGTTGAGCTTCAGTTTCGAGAACATCTTTTCTTATTTCATTAGATGCAGTACCGACTTTCATCTTTATGCCAGCTTGCACTAATTGTCTTTCTAAAGTTTCAATAGTCCCTTCCCTATCTTTCATAGCCTCTTCCATAGAAGAAACCTGACCTTGTAATTGAGCATAAAGGGATTTTCTTTCAATTACTTGTTTCTTATTTCTTATATCAGTTTCGGCTATCATAGCTATATCATCTATAAGACCAGCTTGGAACCATTTAAAGTATTCTTCTAGTAATGCCCATCTATTAACTGGCATTGTAGCTCCAGCTACCACCCTTACATCGAATCTTGCGCTTGCATAATCTTTAAATTTTCCTATTGCTTCTCCATAATCATTATATATTTGAATATTAATTCTTACTTCTTTTTCTTGCTCTTGTGGAGACTGTCCAGCTTCAGGTTGTACTATTCTAAATACTTTTTCAACTGAATAATGCTTTTGAGAAACTCTTTGGAAAACTTTTCCTATATGTTCTAGAGCAGGTTCTACGACACTCCCCATCCAAGCTTTTAATCTACGAGTACCAAATTCATCGTTTGCAAGTAAACCTCTATATGTTTCTGCTTGGTCTTGTGCAAACCCCATCATAGCAGATGGAACTCCACTAATATATTCTATATCAGACTTACCTTGTTGTACAACTGTATAAAATGCATTATTGATTGGAGCTGGCAATATAGGAGTTGGAGTAGCAAAACCTTGTCTGTATTTTAATAAAGCACCGGGAGATGAAGAGTATTTTTCCCATTCTTCTTCTGGGACTGCACCTTCTTCATACATCCATCTTAGATTAGAAGCTAAGTTTGCATTATGAAGCATTATCTGATGAGCTTTATTTATTTCTTGTTGTTTACCTATTAATGGAGTTACGGCACTCATAGGAAAAGGAGTCCCTGTATACATATATGGAATAGGTATAATAGGATATTCGTTTAGTGGTAAAATATATTCATATAGAAATACATCATCACCTGCACTGCAAGTTTGCACTATCCTATTTTCAAAAAACTTGATAGAATCTAAAATATTCTTTTTTGCTTCTGCATTACTTTCAAGAATCTTGTAATCAGATTCACTCATTATTTGTTGTTTAACTTGAGTAGCTGCGTCTTGAGCCTCAGACATTAATTGCATTTCTTTTTCTTTAATTGCCTGAGCAGCCATCTCTTGAGATTTCTTTATTTCTAACTGGGCTCTTTCAGGAATAATTTCTCCAGCCTGAGCAGCCTGCTCAATCTGCATTTGCTTTTCCATAAGCCCGACTTCTATTTCTTGTCTAAAATCTGATAGTTCTTTTTGAACAGCTTCTTTAATATTGTCCATCTCAGCAGGAGAAGGATTGACTTTTATATAAACATTCCTATATGGGAACTTCTTTTTAGAATATGTTTCGTAATATGGTATAATATCTTCATCTTCAGCCTCAAGGCTAATACCCATCGTGATGTCTTCAGGTTGAGAAAATCCACCTAATTCAGTATCTCTTTCTGAATATGAAACAACATCAGTGCTTTTTGATACTTTTTTAATCTTAGCTTCAAATTCTGGAAGCATATTAATAAGTCTTGTTCTGGCAATATTCTTTCTTACTTGTATAAAGTTTGCATCTCTAAATAAAAAATCCCTACTTGCTGGGTCAACATATACATCATAAGGGTCAAGTCTACTGAATCTAACTTCCCCCATTCCTCTATCAGCATCCTTATCTACATCAATAAGAAAATATCCAATACCTTTAGTTAAGGCATCAAGGGCAATTTGACTATATAGGGATTTACCATTAGACAAATACCAACAATAATCTGCAATATCGGAATGTACTTGCGCCGTATCTACATCATCTCCAGTGGCTCCAACTGCTTTCCATTTAGGATTATTAGCAGTAACAAAGTATTTCATTATCTCTATAATAGGAGTAACCCTATTGATAGTGAACGTAGGCATTCCAGATTCTTCTAACTGGTCTTTCTCTTCTTTAGATAATTGTTCATCAAGATAAAAGTCAAATCCTTTTTGACTTAAATGTTGCCATCTTTGTCTATGGGAATTATTTGCCCTATCCCATAATTGCTTATTTATTTGGGCTTTATTTTTTTTAGTTGTTCTTGCCATTTATCGTTTAATTCGGCCTTGGGTATTATAAGCTGCCCTTTGTTTCCCAGTACCTGCCTTGAATTTTGACTTTGCTTTACAAGCTCCCTTAACCCAATCTCCTCCACTTTTTACACATAAATCTTTGTCTCTTTTTTGCATTTTAGATGTCTTTATTTTTTGACCAATAAATCGCTTAGCATTTTTCATTGTGGGATTATTTGACATTACATCTGCAAGATTAGGCATTAGACCGGATTTACCAAATTTTTTTACAGCCTTATTAAATTCTTTAGAAGTCTTTGCAGTTTTCCAAGTTTTAATTGATTCTTTTTTCTTTGCCATTTTTTACTCCTTTATCTCTACATGGACTAAATCATCGAAGTTATTATCTGCTATCTCACCATCAGAGTCCCAGTCGCCACCCCATCGGATATTAACATTCATTTGTTTCCCTATACCACGAACCATACCGCCCATATAATGAAATCGTTCTCTATCTTCCCAATCTATCGGGTAAGGGGCGAGGTCAACAGCTTTTCCTTCTATGTGTTTGGAATATCTAGTTTTAGTTTTCCCTTGTGCTAACAATTGCTCTTGCCGCCCCTTACTCCGAAGTCCTTCAATAATAGTAACATCCATTATTTTAATTAATTCGTTTAATACATTTACAAGCTTTACATTAACGCCTTTAAGACGTTCTTTACTTCTTCTGCCGAATCTGGGCATCTACTTCTTAGCGCAAGAATATTTACGACCTTGCCATTCAAATCCTTTAGCATCTCCTTTGCAACTAGATTTAAAAGCAGACCTAAAACTACCAGCAGCTTTAGATTTCTTAGCGTATTTAACGTATTCGCCGCCTTTTGTTTTTACTACAGATTTAGCACCTCTTGAAACCTTTGTTCCCTTAGAAGCCCCAATTTCTTTTTGTCTTCCACGTTGAGTAAGTTTTCTAGACCCTTCTTTCTTTCTTTTTAAGCCACCAGCAATATCTTTCAATTTGCGTGGTTTGCTTTTGTTCCTACCTCTTATTTTGCCGATTGTTACCTCGGTTTCACCTATTCTTTTTTTTAGTCTTTTTAATAATCCCATTTTAATACCCTCTTTTGGTTAAGCTACTAACCAGTTTTTTGCTTTTCTTTTAGGTTTGAACCACCCCTTCTTCTTTTCATCTTTTTTCATATTTGGAGGGAAAGCATGCACTTGCGAGTAATAAAGGCTCTCTATTGTGTCATCGTGGCTCATTTTAGGGCCGAAAGTAAGGATTTCGTTGATTAAATCAAACATATTTTTCCTTAAATGCACTGTTCCTGTACTAAAACGTGCCGCAAGTCCAGAATAAATGCGATTTCTCTTTTGTTGCCCACCCGGTTTCTCAGGAATTACTGCAATATCGTACTTATTCGTCCTTCTTCGCTCTTCATTTAGAGACTGAAAGATACTTCTATTCATAGCAACGTCTTCTACAGTGGATGACATGCAGTTATATTTCTGATGCAATTCTAGGATTATATCCACAACTCCTTTCTTTCCAAGTATCTCACCAGTCTCTGGATTCTTAGAACCGATAGTGGGAATACTCCTATGCCTCTCATATTCTAATACATATAATTCATTATTAGTATCAATAGCAATAACCATTATTACTGAGAAGTCACTATGCTTAGTATCTATGTCTGTTGCAGGGTCGCAACCAATGAATGTATTAACAGGAATACTATCATTGTCTTTAACAATGTAATTAATACCATCTTCATTTTTGAAGTACCCTTCCCAATATCTGATATGCTCTCTTCTCCATATAGCGTCTTCTTCACTCATGACCTCCATCATGTATTCTTGGTAAAACTTCTGAGGCTGTCCAGAGTCTGCGTAAAATCTTTTCTTTTCTTTTATTTTAGATAGTGGAAAAAATGATTCCCACAATGGAGTATTCTCATCAAGCAATGCCTTATAAGTTATCACTTTCCATGAAAACTTTTTATTAGCCTTCTTAGCTTTTTCGTGATTAGTTATAAGATTATTAATAAAACTATCATAATGAACAGGAGTACCATTAACACGCAACCTCCCAGTATGAGGCTCAATAGCAGGATAGACAACCGCAGTAACCAGATTAGCGTTTTTATCCCTAGCTTCTCTTGTGATTGTATTTGCTTCGTGTTCGAAGTCGTCAAGGACAATAAGGTCGTATCTCTTGTGAAGTTTTGCACCCCCTCTGATTCCTGCCACATTGCTCTTACTAATAAGCTTACATCCATTTGTTAGTTCTATGTCTTCTTCTGTCCATTTTCTACCTCTCATAGGGCCAAAATAATATTTAATTTTATCATTGTATTCTAAATGATGTTTGATATAATCCATATTTCCTACACTAAGCTTTTGTGTGGCAGAAACCCAAGCATAAAATAAAAAATTCTCTCTTGTAGTAAATACAAAGTCTTTAATGATTGATGCTTTAGTTAAAACAGTTTTACCATGACCACGAGGTATAATAATAGCAGTTTGTTTTATATTTAAGTCATCAATGGCGTCGGCCACTTCATAATGAAAGAATGGAGTTTCACTTCTCTTAAAATCGTCTGGAAGGAATAGTTTACCAAATGATATAAGGTCTTTACTAGCTAATCGTAGAGCTTCTTCTGCTTCTGATACATTTTGAGAATTAATATTCACTTATGTACTTTCTTTAAAAATTCTTTAGGAATACCTTTTTCAAATAAAACATCATCGGGATACCATCCTTCCTTACTATATTTAGATATATAAGATTTTGGTACTTCAAATTCTAATAAAAGCTCATTGTCTAATTTATGAGGGGAATTAAAATTTACCTCTGCCATATGTTTCTTCTTGCTAGTAAATATGCCCTCTTTCTTTCTAGTAGCTCCTGAAATAAATTCTCTCGAATCCTTATACCATTTTCCTCCACCGATAAACTTGCCATCTTTTACCATAGAGCCAGCATGCCATTTATCTACGCCTCTATATAAAGTAACCATTTCTTCACCAGATTCTTTAGCAATTTTTAAAGCTCTCTTTCCAGCAACCATTTGACCTATTACTGGGATAGCAGCCGCAGCAGACCAAGCTGCATCACCAAATTCACCCTCTAACGCATATAGAGTAGCATCTGCTAAGTCGGCAACATTCCCATAAGCGGGGGTCATACCAGCAGCCATTAATGCATTATGTATCCCTTTTGTGCTTTTATCTATATCTCCCATATTGTTTATATCAACATTAGATTTATCAGCAACTGTATTCATCATATCAAAAGCTTTATTACTTGATACTTTTTTCTTTTTATTTTTCATTGGGAAGAGGTTTAGTCTTTTCCCGTTTGTGTCTATATCACTCATTGTCTTGTTTATATTTATTGTCTAAAAACTCTTTAAATTTATCTTCGTTACCTTCCATTTCAATGTATTCATTGAACAATGTTTCTAATGTTCTTAATCTTTGGATTGCAAATTGAATTGGAGCAGACATTTCTTCTATTGACCTTCTTAAATCATGCTTACTATATGTCTTTTTTTTCTTCATTAATTTTCCCAACAGTGGATACCATCTTCTTTAAATTCTATAGTAGTCCAACCAGTCCTTATTATAGGGAAGAAAGAATATCTGGCATAATCAGCGTATCTTAGAAATGAGCCACCTCTTATGTACCATCTTCTTTTCATCTCCTCCGTATTATCATCTCCTATAATTAAACTATCCATAGGCTTAACATATAATTGATGATTGTGACCTAAGAAGAATACATCTCCTTGACTATAAACAGCAGCCATCTTATCTAATTCTAAATCTCCATTCTTTCCACCAGACTTCCCATGACCAGAAACAAGGTTATAAGAACTGCTCCCTACATGAATCCTTGTATAACCGGGCATCCTGTAATATGGAACGCCTATTTCTTTTGCCAATACCTTACATACATCAAAGTCTAAAATATTAAAAGAACGTATGTAATCATGGTTCCCACCTCTGATAAATAAACATTTATCTTTTATTGGGTCTACTAATCTAGAGAACTCCAAGTATTGTTCTTCTGGTGGAATATTCTGACCTCTTTGATTAATTTTATAGTGAGGTGGAATTAACTCTAGCAAGTCTCCATTTCCAAACCATCTAGCATCGTCATCTTTCTCTATTATATCGATAGCATCTTGAAACTTTTTAAAATCATGCTCGACTGCTCCTACATGAACATCTGTAAGACCATGTATCCTTAACCCTTCTCCACCATCAACTTCTAATATGTCCCCAGGTTCAACAGCCTTTAGTTCGTAAATATCATTAACAGCAATTTGTATAGAAAAATATCTACTACAATCACCGCATTTATATTCTTGAGTCCTATTCCCAGTCACTAGAATCTTAACACCATTTTTGGATGTCTTTAATGAATTACATTTAGGGCATCTCATTAGTAATCTCTCCGCTTAATTTCTTTTGCGCTCTCGTAGCTCCTTCTATCTCATCTGAAGTGAATCCTTGAAATACTCCAAGAAGGCCTGTCTCTGTTTGTTTTATTATATTACCTGAAGTACCCACAATCTTACCTAGCTCTTTAGTGGACTGTAAAATAATATTATCGTCTTCACTAAAATCTGCAAGATTTTTTAATTTACTAAGGACATATTCGTGGTCTACTCCTAAACCCTTAGCCACATCAAGCACCGATTTCTCTATCTCTTTCATTACTCTCTCCTGTTTAAGTAGTATTGTTGCTTTCTTCCTAGCTTTTTGATTAGACATTTCATTATACGCAATCTTATAAGCATCTATTGCACCTAAACCTACTACAATATTAGTAGCAAACTCCTTTTCTTTATGAGTTACTTCTTTTCTTTTATAAACACGATTAGAAGTGTTCTTTATTTTAGTGGAGAATGTATATCTATTTGGATGATTATCAAAGTCTGTATCCATTTTAACATTTGGGCGATTCAGGAAGCTCCCAACTATAGTCCTTACCCAACCTTTTGCGAATTTATAATTCTTTCTATCTGAATGATGTTGTACACTATTCGATACTTTTATTAGTTGTACTATTCTGTCATCATCAGAATACACCCAATCCCCTTCATTTGCATCTCTCCAATCTGGACGCACAACTGTATTTGGGTACTCTTCTCTAAATTCATCTATATCTTCATAGACGAAATGCTCTACACCTTTAATCGTTCTTTTTTCTGGCATTTATTCTTTCTTGGATTTTTAAGTCACCTATCTGCAACACAAGATTATCAATTAATAAACTGACATCTTTATGTATCATAAACACATCTCCATCTATCTCTAATGGAATCATCTCTTCTGAAAGGTTTTTCAACACAGCTTCTTGAGTCTTAAATGGTAAATCTGTTAGTTCTTCTATTAAGTCAGCCATAATGATTTTTTTATGCATACCTTTTATTTTCCCTTGCCCTACCACCCTTTAATCTAATACATTTGTCAAGCTTGCCCAAGTTATAATTACTAGAAAAATTGCGTTATTTTGATGTGAAGCCTTTTTACACTATATACCCCCTATAAGGGGGATTTCGCAAAGCGATTTTTAGTTATTTTTCATTTAAATAGAATTTAATAGTAATTAATTAACATAATAAAAGGAGGCTAATATGCCTACATGGAATGAACTCGTCGAGAGAGCTGGTAAATATGTCACACAGTTGTTAGACCAGCATGAGAAGGCACCAACGTTTGGTGCGTATAATAAGTTGATAGGTAAGAAGGCTACTAGTAAGCGTGATGTTATTTCATCTTGCACAGCTAACCTTAAGCTTGTGAATCAAATATCTCAAATGTTGTATCAGGCTGATGTTGTATCGTTTGAAGATGAAGCTAAGATGCCTAAAGCAAGTATTAACACCAAGCAACCGTAACGAAGAGGGGAGTAGTATTCCCCTTTTTTACCACACATTGGTACTGCTTGTGCCAATAAAACGCCTAAGTTGGTGCATTATTTGAAGTGCATCAGAGAACAATAGATATAATCTTATTATAACAGTGATATTATCTTCCATATTGTATCAACTTGGGCATTAACTGAGGTTAAATGAGCATTTACCAAAATTCAAAGAAATTATGTTCTATGGTCTGCCAGTACCGGGAGTCTAAACTGGTAAAGTTTACAGGTGTCTTCTCTATGTCGCCTCGTCTAGTGGGTTCAGCGAGCCTGTATAAATATTAAAATAATTGAACCCAACCACCTTTAACCATTAATCAATAAGGAGTCAGTAATGAGTAAGAATAGTTTTACATATGGTAATATAGATTCAATGAACAATACGCATAAGTTTGTGAGTAGAGTTAATAGTTCAATTGCCAAAGAACAATCAAGATTTGGGGCGATAGCATAAACCATTTGCTGAGATAACGTAATCATGGCCTAGTTTACCTTGATCTTTTATAGATAGGTTGAAACGCCAGTGACCGTGTAGCCCCAATATTTAATTGAGGGGGAACTACCGTCCATCATAATTGTGCTCACTGATTGATATGAGTAATATTTGGTGAGCATTGTTCCCCTTCATAATTTAAAGGAGACAATAATGAAACAAGATTTATTTGAGAAGATTCTTATCATAAGTATCATGGCGATAGCAGCAACAGCACTTATCATTGGATGTTCGATAATGATTGTTATATTAACATTTTAATAATAAAGGAAATAATAATGTCAACAGAAATAAAAAATAATCTACAAATAGATAGTCAAGTAAATAATATTGTTAGTGCTATATTTCCATATAACGGAAAGAGTCTAACATTCCAAGTCTCATCTTCTCATAATAATTTAATACCTTCAAATGCACCAATAGGTGTATTTATGACTGGAGGTCAAATGCAAGTAGTATTAGTTGATGAAGATGATACAAAGTATGAGGCATATGTATATTATTATAATAAACATGAAGGGCCTACAATGTTCATACTGCAAACACTTGAATTAAAGAAGGAAGAATAATGGAATTTTATCACGGGAAAAAACATGATATGTGGTTAAAGGGATGTATTCCTCTAGGTCAATTTGTAACTGAACGTGGTTATAAACTTGATTTAGGTATCTGGGAAGACCATCGTAATAGTACTCCATCATTTGCTATTGTTTACGGTGATGAAGGCAATCAATATATTTCAGGATTACTTAGTGTTTATGCAAGAAGTGGAGCATTAGATAAAGATTCTGGCCTTAATGATTATTTTAACGAAACTATTAAAAGATATAATGAATATTTAAACAATAAGGGAGAGAGCAATGGAAAGAGTTACACAAAAGAGCAAAATTAGGGCACATCTTCAATCGGGTCAGTCTATTACTCAAGGTGATGCATTAGAGAGATATGGATGCTTTAGGTTAGCTGCTATCATTCATACTTTAAAAAATGATTATGGAATGAATATTAAGACAGAGCTGGTTAAGAATAAATATGGCACAAAGTATGGTAAGTATACAATGGTAAATAATCCAGTACACAATAGTGTTATGTCGGAAGATGAAGATAAAGTAAATCTTTTACTAAAGATATATGGGTATGAGAATGTTGTGTTTAAATATAGCATTAGCCAAGAGTCGAGGTATAT